CACTAAACCTACTTTAGCGGGGGCAAGTTGAAATTTCGAAAATGTCTAGGTTGCATAGCACGCCTCGAAACTTGCTATACAGTGTTAGTATATAGCAAACTGCACCCTGTGTCAACAAAAATAAATACACATGAACGACAAGGAAACTGCAATGAGTCAAGCCAACGAAAACGAAAAAAGAATTATAAAGATTGAAAAGGATATTGAAACAATCCTCAACAATCATTTAAGCCATATCGAAGTAGATATGCGCAACTTACGAAAAACCGTAGAAAAAGTTGACAATCGCATTTGGTGGATTGCTGGACTAATCATAGCAGGTGCATTAGGGAACATGTATTTCTAATAACAAGAAGTGTGAGTGAGAGTGACCGCAGACAGAGGAGAGCCAAGATGGCAATGAAACCAAAGAAAAAGAAGAAGTCAAAAAAGCGCAGTAGATAAATGCCACTAAGCACAGCACAGCAAACAATATGCGATGATGACAGTCGCTTTAGAGTAGCCATATGCGGTAGACGCTTTGGTAAAACTTATCTTTCAGTACGAGAAATGGCACGATTTGCACGATACCCAAATCGTAAAGTGTGTTATATCGCACCAAGTTATAGACAAGCCAAACAAACGATATGGGCAGACCTAAAAGACAGATTAGCCAAACATCGTTGGATCAAGCGTGTAAACGAATCAGAACTTACAGTCACACTAATAAATGGTAGCCAAATAATGCTACGCAGCGCAGATAATTACGATAGTATGCGTGGTTTAGGACTTGACTTTGTAGTGTTTGACGAATTTGCAGATATTGCACAGCAAACATTTACAGAAGTAATCAGACCAGCATTATCAGACAGACAGGGACACGCACTATTCATTGGCACACCCAAGGGCATGGGCAACTGGGCCAAAGACCTTTGGGATCGAGGACAAGACCCAACTGCAGAAGATTGGAATTCATATCAGTATACTACACTAGATGGCGGTAATGTTAGTGAAGAAGAAATAGAAGCGGCTAGACAAGATTTAGGGGAACGAGAGTTCAGGCAAGAATATGAAGCAACATTCGAAACTTACGCCGGTGCTATATACTATGCATTTGATAGAAGTCAATTGTTTGATATGAGAAACCTCGATCCTGAAGTAGCAAACAATGAAACACTTCACATTGGAATGGACTTCAATATTTCGCCAATTTGTGCTGTAGTAGCAGTTAAGCGTAATGAACAATTATATGTTATTGATGCAATAGAAATATATGGATCAAATACTCAAGAACTGTGTGATGAAATTAAAAACAGATATGGTGAAGATAGAAAGTATTTTGCTTATCCAGATGCTTCAGGCGGTGCTCGAAGTACTAAAGGACAAAGTGATCACAACATATTAAGACAAAATGGATTTACAGTTAAAAGCCCAGGCAGAAACCCCCCGGTTAAGGATCGCATTGCAGCGGTAAATAGTGCACTAAAGTCGTCAAAAGGGCATACAAAACTTTACATAAATAATACTACACGCAGACTAATAGAATGCGTAGAACGACAGACATACAAGGGCGATACTAGAGTTCCAGATAAGGATTCGAATCTGGACCATCTTAATGATGCGTTGGGATATTTGACAGTTTATCACTTCCCTGTAATGCGTCCTATCAAGGAAGACAAAACAAGTGTGTTCGGACACTTCTAAGGATTAACAAATGCTTACTGAAAAAGAGATTAAACAAGTCCACCCAGATTATACAGAATATCATGCGTATTGGGACTACTATTACAGAAGTTACATAGGTGGCGAAGATTATCGTGAAGGAGCATACCTTCGCAAATATTTGAACGAAGATGCAGCCCCCGGTAATCAATATGGACAGCGACTGGTAAACACAGCACTGCAAAACCATGTGAAGTCAATTGTTCACATTTACCGCAGTTATTTGTTTAGAGCAGCACCAACAAGAACACTAAGCAACACTGTTGCATTACCAGATGTAAATCAATTTTTATATGATGTTGATTTAAACGGCACAGACTTAAATGCCTTTATGAAAAAGATACAGGACAACATAATGATTTACGGTAACATGTGGGTTATTGTTGATCGTCCTGCTTATAGAACACTTACTAGAGCAGAAGAACTACAGTTAGGCATTCGTGCTTATGCAAACAGTTATGTGCCTAGTAATGTACTTGATTGGGAATACACACCAAATATTACTGGCAAACAAGAACTAACATATCTTAAAGTAGTAGAACATAGTGGGCAAGAAGAAGACCAAATCCTTGTTTGGAAACCAGATGTAGTAGAACGCTACTGGGTTGAGAAAAAAGGCTATACAAAGAAGATCATTGAACAAAACAGTGTAGGATCAAACGACTATAGTTTTGGTGATATGATTGAATATGGTAGAATACTTCGTGCAGAAGAATATATGAACCCATTGGGTTATATTCCTGCATTTCAAATTAAAGCCGATGATGGACACAGCCAAATTGCAGATATCGCTGACACACAGCGTCAAATCTACAACAGACTATCCGAACTAGAACAAGCAATCCGTATTAGTGGACATCCCACGCTTGTAAAAACGATTTCGACACAAGCATCGGCTGGAGCAGGTGCTGTCATCAATATCGAAGAAGACTTGCCAGGTGATAAGAATCCATACTTGCTCCAGCCAAGTGGTTCTACAATTCAAAGTATACTTGACAGTATCAATATGGATGTAGATGCTATTGATAAAATGGCACATGTATCAGGCATCAGGGGTACTGTAGGAACGCCAATGTCAGGTGTTGCACTGCAAACAGAAATGGCTATGCTCAATAGTAGATTGTCAGACTTTGCAGAAATACTACAAGAAGCAGAATATAAAATATGGGAACTATTCTTTAACTGGCAAAATATCCAGCCAGATGCAGATTTCTTAATTGAATATGAGAAAAGTTTCGATATTAGAGATAAGCACAGTGATTTAGAACTATTGCGTAAAGCAAATGAATTCACAACTGTGCCTCTATTACAACAAGAGATTCAAAAACAGGTTGCCAAATTGTTGATTGAAGATGAACAAACATTAGATATGATATTAACAAGTATGGAACAACCTGTTGTGAATGGAGAAGTGCACAGCGCACAGACACCGGAAACTGTGCTTGAGCACATCGACCAAATGATTGCAGAAGGCTACACAGATGAGCAGATCAAGGCTATGCATCCTGAACTTGCTGATGCTGTTATCGGGCGTTTACGCAATCAATAAATAACAACACTACTCAATAGGAGGTATCGTTACAATGGACGAAAATACATTGGTCACAGATGAAGCAATAACTGATGAGGCTTCTAGCACTGTCGAAACTAATCAGGAAACTGCTGGCACAGATCGTACATTTACACAAGAAGAAGTAAATGCAATGATTGCAAAGCGAGCAGAAAAGATGTTGCGCCAAAAGATTGGCGACATCGATGTGGAAGAAATCAGAGAACTAAAAGCACAAAAGGAAAAGGCTCAAAGAGATGAGTTGATCCGCAAGCAAAAGTTCGAAGAAGTTCTGAAGCAACAGAAAGATCAATATGATCAGGAGATACAGACACTACGCAGTCAACTAACCGGCGTAAAAGTCGATGGTGCTGTACTAGATGCCGCAACACGCTACGGAGCAGTAAGCCCACAGGATGTAGCAGCATTGATGAAGAACAGTATCAAGTTAGATGAAACTGGCAACCCAGTTATACTTGATGATAACGGAGATATTCGTTATGATAGTGCAAGTGCAGAGCCATTAAGCGTAGACGCTGCAGTAAAAGAGTTTTTAGAACAAAAACCATATTTTAAAGCAGCAGGTCCAAGCGGAGCAGGATCGAAAAGCAATGATCGTCCTGGTAGAGCAGAAAAACTATCGATTGAAGAACTTGATCTTAAGAATCCAGTGCATAGAGAAATGGCTAAAGAATATCTAGCCAAACAATAATGCGTATTAAATTAAAGGAGGCCAATTATGGCTAATACAACAACACTTAATAGCGAACTGTTTCAAAATCTGCTTGTGCAGTCACAGATCGCACTATACGAAAACTCAATTGCCCGTTCAGTAACAACAGTATTTGACTATCCAGCAGGTTCTGGTAATCAAGTAGATGTTCCAATCTGGGCAGGTATGTCATCCAGTAAGCCTGGCGAAGGCACAGCACCGAGTGCAAGCGATGCCAACACAAGCACAAAATCAATCACACTTGAAGAGCATGTTGTGTGGAGTCAAGTAACTGACTTCTTGCGTGACAGTGCTAACGAAAATGTGATTGCAAGCCTAGCAAACCAAAGTGGTCTTGCTCTTGCAGAAGGTTTAGACGATGAATTAATCGGTCTATTCTCTGACGCAGCAATTACACAAAGTGTAGGTACAGCAGGTACAGACAACAGTGTAAACGATATCATGAAAGCGGCAGCAACCATCCGTGCTAACAAGTACAATGGCCCACTGTTCGCAGTCTTGAATCCAAAACAAGCATATGGTATCAAAGCAGCATTAACTGCAACTACCAGTTACCAAAACTCAACAAGCGTAGCAGACGCAGTAATGTCAAACTACTTCGTAGGATCTATAGCGGGAGTGACTGTACTAGAACATGCTAATGTCACAATCGATGGAAGTGACGATGCAACAGGTTGCGTATTCGCACCAATGGCGTTCGGACTTGCACAGCGTGGCGGTGTTTCAATGGAAACAATGCGTCAAGCAAAAGAGCGTGCCACTGATGTTGTTATGACAGCAGTAGCAGGCGCAGGCATTTTACGCCCAGAACTAGCAGTTCAAATCATTGGTGATGCGGCTCTTTAATTGATATAAAAGGATAATACTATGGCATTTGCGACCACAAGCGACTTGGTAGAATATGTTCCAGATATTGTAGAAAACGGTATCGAGAACTTTGATGACCAGTTGACCAAAGCACAAGCGGATATCGAAAAGATGATTAAAGTGAAGTGGTTTGATCCGGAGTATAGTAATAGTACAATCTATACTTTACACGGAGTGGGCGTTGTTTGGGACGCAACAAAGTTAGATGAAACACAGTGGACCAAGTGTTGTGTTTACAGAGCACTTGCAAACTACATCTTTCCTATGCTTTCAAATTTCCGTCCAGAAGGCGATGCTTTTCAAGTTCAGGCAGACTTTTACAAAGAAAGATTCAATGAAGAAATGGATCTTGAATTTGGCTTTGGTATTCGATACGACAGCAACGACAATGGTGTCTACGCTGAAGGTGAAAAATTCGAATATACACAGGACAGATTGGTAAGATAAAATGAGCAAACGAGAAGACATTGCAAATGATATTGTAAAGGCACTCAAAAACATTACATCAACGAGATTAGGTTTGGTGACTAGAGAACCGATTATAATCGAAGAAATTAGTCGCCAATCTATTCCGGCAGTGTACATAGAAAGTGCAGACGAGGAGCGTGAACAGTTAACTGCTGGAACCGCACGCCTCGGCAGAATATCATACAACTTGGATATACTAGTTAAGTCAGATATGCGTGATAGCGACCGTAATAAGTTGATTGAAGCAATTGAAGAAAAACTAGAAGAAGATGTTAGACGAAATGGATTAGCCATGGATGGCGAAGTTCAAATTGTTGAAGTCATTGATCCAGGTGAAGCGGTGCCTTACGCTACTATGCGTATAGTATATCTTGTAACATATCGCTATGAAAGAGGAGCAACATAATGATTATGGTTAAAATGATCAGCCCCACAGGAGATACTTGTGAAGTACCTGAAAACAGAGTTGAAAGAAATTTAACTCGTGGATTTAGCCTTCCAAAGACTCCTAAAAAAACCACAGAACCTGTAGAGGTTCTAGATGATTCTCACGAAGAGACTCAAGAAAATATTGAGGAGTAGACCATGGCAGGTGAAATGCTAGGCAAAGACGGATATGTTCATGTTGGATCAGATCTTGTTGCAGAAACAAGAGGATGGTCAGTAGAAGAAACTGCTG